AGTAAAAGAAGTACAAGAGAATATTGTACCAAAAGCTACACTCGGCTGTAGTTTTTAATTGACAAATCCAAAATAATAAACTATACTATAAGCTACGGACCCATAGCTCAGTTGGATAGAGCGCCAGTTTGCGGAACTGGAGGGCAGGAGGTCGAATCTCTTTGGGCCGGCCAAAAAAAGACTTGACAAATGAATATATTGATTATATAATGTATATAATAATTAAAGAGAGGCACAAATGAGAACACAACCCCAGGCAATAATCGAAAAGCTAGAAGCAGACAATTCACGTCTTGCTAAAGAATCAATATTATTAGACGCAATGAATGAAGGACTAGATGAGTTCTTTGAAGGTGTACGTATGGCACTTGATCCATTATACACATTTGGCGTTAAGCAAGTTCCAACAAAGGACACAGTAATCAGTGGACAAGGTTGTGAATGGAAGGTATTCGTAGAACTTGCAGATAAACTTAACAAAAGAGAATTAACTGGTCATGCGGCCAGAGATGCTATTGAGCTTGTAATGAGTTCAGCGACAGCAGAACAATGGAATGGTTTTTACAGACGTATCCTTATTAAAGATTTACGTTGTGGCGTAAGTGAAAAGACAGTAAACAATGTAGCAAAGAAAAATAACTTTGACAAATACATTGTTCCTACATTTACCTGTCAACTTGCACATGACTCAGCTAACCACGAAAAGAAGATGGTTGGTCCTAAACAAATAGAAATTAAACTTGATGGTGTTAGAGTACTAACAGTTATCAAAGATGGCAAGGTTGAGATGTTTAGCAGGAATGGTAAGCAGTTTCATAACTTTGGACATATCATAGAAGAACTAGAAACAGTATTAAAAGAAAAGCCTGCTCCATATGATCTAGTATTGGACGGAGAGGTAATGAGTGCTAACTTCCAGGACCTAATGAAACAGGTACATAGAAAGAGTGGAGGTGTTGCCAAAGACGCAGTACTACATTTATTTGATATGATTCCATTAGACAAGTTCTTAGAAGGAAAGTATGAAGTAGAGCAATCAAAAAGAAGTCAGTATGTATGGCATTGGGTTGAAGCTAATAAAGACGCCTTAGAGCACGTACAAGCACTGGACTGGGAAGATGTGGATCTAAGTAGCCCTGAAGGCCAAGATCGCTTTGTAGAGCTTAATAAAGCGGCTGTAGACGGTGGATATGAAGGAGTTATGATCAAAGATCAACAAGCAGTATACGAATGTAAGAGATCTCATGCTTGGTTAAAAGCCAAACCTTTCATCGAGATTACATTAAAAGTAGTTGCAGTTGAAGAAGGAACTGGACGAAATGAAGGTAGACTTGGCGCAATCATAGTAGAAGGAGAAGACGATGGATACAATTATCACCTTAACTGTGGAAGTGGTTTCACTGACAGTCAACGTGATCAGTTCTGGACTGACCGTACTAACATCATTGGTTCTTTAGTAGAAATTAGAGCAGACGCTCGTACAAAATCACAAGATTCAGACACATACAGTTTACGTTTTCCTAGATTTAAAACTTTTAGATCAGATGAAAATGGCGAAAAAATATAAGATTAAAAGTCATTTTTAGTAGACTTTTATTTTTTTTGCTATATAGTAACTGTGTTAGACATATTTTTGCAGGAGATTGAAGATTGGCTAAATCACTTTTAAAAGGTGCACCTCGTAAAAAGAAGAGAGCCACGAGACGTGTAAGCCAAAAGAATTATGAGCCGGATATATCGAAGGCGAGTGAACTTGATGGGCCGGCCTATGGGAGACTAAAGGACCATGCTTATTCCTATTATAGGATGGAGTTTAAAGGTGCTGACTACAAAAGATGGATTCTTGAGTATTGTAAGGACAAGCCTGAATGGAAGAAACACATAAAGGCTATAGGAAAGAATCCGGAATGGCGTTTTAGTTGTACACTTGGTACAAGTTGTAGACTAATGAATAAAGGCCTTCCGTCTTTGCACAAACCTTACGCAGACTATTGGAAAGAACTTCCAGGTACTATGGGAGAAATCAAACCAATGGAAGATTTTATAGATAAACAATTAAAAGAATTGATTATTGAAGGAAGTAAAGTGATTGAAGAAGTAAAGAAAAAAGAAATTGAAGAACAAAAACTTGAAGCACGTAAGCCAAGTATACAGGAACGTATCGCATCGCAGTCATTACTGATGATGGGTGCAGTTGATGATTGGCTGGATACCTGGGGAAGTAATCCAGGCAAGTTTGATCCTAAGTCCTTTAGAATTAGCAAACATCTTAATGATGTAAAGTGTACACAGGCTCATGCACGTAAGATCAAAGAGTGGTATACAAGCGAGATAGCAGAATTTACAGAAGTATTACAACCACCAAGCAAGTCCCAACGTGATGCAATGAGTGAACGTGATCGAGACTATGCGGAACAGTTGATAGAAGCATACAGTGACTTTGAAAAGAAAGATGTTAAGAAGTATCTTGAAGCATTAACATTGTTTATGGGTGCTTGTGATATAATCATTGACACAGCCAAAGCAAATAGAAAGCCACGTAAACGTATCCGTAGCAAAGAGAAGATGGTATCTAAATTAAGGTTTAGAGTCAACGATGAGAAGTTCCAATTAGCAAGTATCAACCCACAAGAGATCATTGGTGCAGAAGAGCTTTGGGTGTTTAACATCAAAACACGTAAGCTAGGTAGGTATGTTGCTAGTAGCAAAGATCCACTACATCAACGCAGAGAAGGTACAGGATTAAGTGTTAAAGGTACTACTATCATAGGCTTTAGCGAAGAAGAATCCATACAAAAAACACTACGTAAACCAGAAGAAAAGCTGAAAGAGTTTAAAGATGCTGGAAAAATCAAGATCAAGAAGTTCTTGGACGAGATCAATGCAGTAGATATCAAGCTCAATGGTCGTATCAATCCTGAGACGATTTTGCTAAAAACAATAGATTAAACCAAACAATACAAGTTTGATAAATACTTACATGAGCACACATGACATCCAAGATTCTGAATTAAAAGCAGTACAAGACGGGCTAGTGCAGTTAGGCAAGTCCATTGAAACTATTGCGAAGCGTCAATTACCTAAACCTGAATTTCTTAATAACGAAATCAGTGGAGACAAAATCCATGGTGGAACTATTACAGAATTTAGTACAATGGGTATACAAGATAGAGCTACGAAACTTGAATTAGTGGTTGAAAACAATCTTGTAAGTACTGACAACTTAAAAGTTGGACTACTTAAGAATAGTGTTAGAGTAGAAGAAGACTTAACAGTAGCAGGTACTATCAAAGCGGCTAGACTTGAAGTAGACGAAGTCAAGGCTGATGTACGTAATGACAGAACAAGTCCATTAAACTTTGATTGTGAGAACGAATCACCTTACGGAAAAGGTTTGATGTGGACTGGAGCAGGGCATACTAAACAATTAGTGATGCAAGGCAATCCAGATAGGATTTGGTCAAGTGAGATCATAGATACTCATGGTGAGTATCGAATAGGAAACATAACAGTACTATCTTCAAATGAACTAGGAGCAGACGTTACTAAATCTAGTTTGACTGAAGTAGGTACATTAAGAAACCTTAGAACAGAAGGTAATTTTGTATTAGACCAGTTTATATTTTATGATGGTGACGGTATGCGTTTGGGCATTGGCTCAGAAGCACCTAACGGTCAGTTAAGTGTTGCTGGTAACGAAGTAGAGTTTATTGTTGATCCGGGTTATGACACAGTAAAGGTTGGAGCATTTACAACAAGTGATGTAGAACTTATTACTGATGATCAAACTAGAATCAAACTTAAAGCAAACAATCGAATTGAAGTTGGAACTGACGCTGATACTATTACTACTGTAAAAGGTAAACTAGGAATAGGTGTTAATAACCCAGATGTTTGTTTTAGTACATCAGGACCAATCAAATTTGAAAACAAGAAGTTTGAAGTAGGATCAGATGTTCCACAAAGTGGTAATTACAAACGTGGGGACATTGTATGGAATGACACTCCAAGTCCAACAGGATTTGTAGGGTGGGTCTGTATAAAAGATGGCACCCCGGGAGAGTGGAAACCATTTGGCCAAATAGGGGCTTAAAATGGTAACACAAATTAAGTTCTGGCATTGGCTAGGTAGACTAGCACCGATGGTTACACTACTAGGATTATGTTTATCCCTTTGGTTAGGTCCAGACAGTTGGACAGACTACTTAATCATATCAATCGCAGTATCATTTGGAATCATAGCATTTGCTTGGTGGTGGTGGGTAATAATTGCTGTCAAAGATTTAACAGATATGCTGAAAAAGAATCAAGAAGACTTCATAAAGGTAATTGATGATATCGGTAAATTACGAACTGATATGTCTAAAAGCCGTAAACCTAGAGTCGCACATAACGATCCAGATAAAGATCTAAATAAACCTAAAGATTAATTTTTAGGTTCGTTATACTCAGCTGTTGGCTTAGGCAGAGGTTGAGTATTATTGTGTTCTTGTCTCATCTCACTATCATCTCCCTTTGGCATTGTACCATCTGGTTGTCGAAGTTTTTCTTTATCCTGATCCAAGTGTTAACCCTCCTCTTGCATTGTAATATCCTGCCAAGCTCATATCTTTAGTTTGTCGTTTTATGTTCTGATTGCCGTTGGCACTAGTTGTTAATTCATCTGATTTGAAATTTGCAAAGTTGTAATTTGAATGTCCTTGGATTGCACTTGCGGCCGTGTTTGTATGTGCAACACCACCCGTACCACCTTGGTTGTATCCGTATCTAAAATATTCTGGTACTATTCTTAATATTCCAGGTAGATAGTAACGAAAGTCAACTGAGTCAGCATTAACGTCACAGTATAGATATGGATAATCTTCGCCCGTATCTAAGGTGTCATGAAAGTATGCTTCTGTATCAGTCTTGATCTTGTTCAGTGCATCTGTTTGGCTTGACCCATCTTCAAAGATATAATTTCTATAGCCTAGGGTTGTTTCAGTACCGCTATTAACAGGAGTGAAATAAAATGTTATTTTAAGCCATGTTGGAAATCCATAATTCTGTCTATTGAATGTTTCAAAACACCCTGTTGGAGTTCCTCCACTAGGGACCGTGTGTGCGTTTGTAAATTGACCACCACTGTCTGCCCATAACAGGCTTCCTAGTCTGTTTTTAGACCCTGCTGGAAAACCAGTTGAATCTGACATTGAGTATTTAAAAAGTAAAACATACCCACCAGTGTTGTTTACGAATGTATGGTTAAGTGTTGCTCCACTGTTGCTCATTTGTAGTGTAACGTTTTCTGAGGTGCCGGCATAGTTAGGAGCTCTTGCTGTGTTATAACCTGCCGAGCTGGCTATGTAATTAGCTACGTTGGTTGCATTATTATTACTGCCGTTTAGAAATGTTCCTGATCCGTTTGTATAACCAGTGTTGTTTGTCCATGCAACATTCCTAAAATTATCAAATGTAAATTGTTTTGCAGAACTGTCCCAGGCGGCATCATAGAGATTTAGATAATAGTAATGCCAAGTTCCACCACTAGCTATCGTAGGTAGTGCCGTCATAACCTGACTGAAGTCTACACTTCCTCCATTAGGAACAATAACTCCGTTGTCTGTATCTAAGATGTTGCTCACAGTGGTGATCTTTGTGTTAACTGATCCTCCTACAAATCCTCCTGCGTCTGAAAAGGTAAAATTTGCCTTACCATGAAGGTAGTCAACTGCGGTTGTGGTATTTCCTGGGTCTTCAACAATCTGAATAGGAACTGCCGTTGAGGCTGTTGTGGTATCTGATTTTAGATATCCATTTACCCATCCACCTGTAGTAGATGTAAAGCCTGCATCTGAACCATCTATCACCATTATGCTATCAACACCTGCGGCGTTATTAGTAACTCCCGTGTTAAGTAAATTGTTGTTACCTGGGGCTGTGGTCGTACTAAAATACAAGTTACCATCATTCCATATTCCTGACCTAAGAATTAATACTAACTTCGAATCGGTGTTTATGTTAATAAAGTCTACATCTCCACCACCAACTTGTAACTTGTTATTAACCGTGTTCTTACTTACTGTGAATATAGTGTAGTTAGGTCCGCCACTGGTTTTGGAAGAGTTGTGATTTGATGCTCTGAATTCTGATAATGATATAGGATTAGATCCTCCGAATTCTGCTTGGAGGTCTGCAAAACTTATCTGTCCACTGCTAGGTAGTGCCATCTGTTACCCCTTGGATTTCAATTCGTTTACTTCTTTTCTTAATTCTTTGATTGCTTCTACCAATAGTCCTACTAACTTATCGTATTGTATACCTAGGTATCCATCTTTTTTCTCACGCACCACTTCTGGTAATACCTGTAGCACGTCTTGAGCAATTAATCCTGTGTCGTGTTTCTTAATGAAGTATCCGTCTTCTCCACCACGTTCTTCAATGTAAGAGTCACACCAATCAAACCTTACACCTTTTAACTTGGCTACCCTGTCTAGTGCATTTGGAATGTTAACAATATTTTCTTTTAGTCTACTGTCTGATGTATAGTATCCTGTGATGTTATTAGTAGCTCTGATCTCTCCAGCAGTTCCTGAAGCGGCAGTTCCTATTCCTATGCTTCCCATTTGTACGTTGTCATCATTGTCAACGCCTAGTAGTTTACGTTGTGAACCTGCGGCATTACCAACGTTTGTAGCACCAAGGAATGTTCTTCCTATTGAGCCTAGTGTAAATGTACCAGCAGTATTTGAACCTGTAAAATATATTCCTGTGTCAGCCGCGGAAGTTAATCCTGCTAGTGCGTCTAAGTCTGCGTCCCAGGCCTGTAAGTTTGTGCCAATGGTCCAATCAAAAGTGATGTTACCTGTCAATCCTGATAATGACAGTGGTGATGAAACACTTACAGGTACCGTACCGCCGGCATCTGGAAATGTTATGAATCTAGCACCAGTAACAGATGCTGGAGCCTGTAATGTAATTTTATGTGTTCCGTTGTTTGTTCCTTCTAAAAACTCAATCTTACCACCAGTAGTAGCAGTTGGAGACAAAATAGGATTAGTTAACGTTTTGTTTGTAAGTGTATCAGTAGTTGCTCTACCTACTACTTCATCTCCTGTGATTGCAGTATTAAGTTCTGCAAAGGTTCCTGAGAGTGTATTGGTAGTTAAACTAATTGACTTGTTTGTAAATGTATCTGTTGTATCTCTACCAACTAACGTTGCGTCACTAACTGCGGTATTAAGTTCTGCTAGTGTACCTGTTACTGTATTAGTAGTTAAGCTGATTGACTTGTTTGTAAATGTATCTGTTGTTGCCTTACCAACTAGTGTATCTGTTGCGGCTGGCAATGTAATAGTTACATCGGCAGTACTTGCAGGACCTATTAGTGTTGCTTTGTTAGTGCCGTTGTTTGTTCCTTCTAAAAACTCAACCTTACCACCAGTAGTAGCAGTCGGAGATAGAATAGGATCAGTTAATGTTTTACCTGTTAATGTTTGTGTTGCCGCAAGGCCAACAAGTGTTTCATCGCTAACCGCAGTATTAAGTTCTGCAAAGGTTCCTGTTACTGTATTAGTAGTTAAACTAATTGACTTATTTGTAAATGTATCTGTTGTAGCTCTACCTACAAGTGTGTCTGTGCTTGTTGGTAATGTAATTGTTCCTGTGTTTGAAATGGAACTAATTACAGGAGTTGTTAATGTTTTGTTTGTTAAAATCTGTGTATCGTTAAGTGTTGCAACACTTGAATCTATTGCGTATGAAATTGTGTCAGTACCTGCTGTGGTTGTTATGTCAATACCTGTTCCACCTACAAGTGTAAGTAGATCAGCAATGGTATCTGCTACGACATCAGTTTGACCTGATACCCTAATTGTTTTAAATGCTTGTTTGGCTCCACCGTAGTCAGCAGTAGCAACACCACCTGATACGTATGCAGGGAATCCTGTACTGTTTAGTCCTGTGCTTAATAAATCATCTGTGTACAAATCAAAATTGTTACCATCGATAACGTTCATGAAATATTCGTTACCGTTTACGTTGGTCATTCCTACGACATCAACTATGGTTACTGGTGTACCTTCTGTAAATCCATGTGGGTTAGTAGTTGTTACCCTAGCAGGATTGGCCTGTGTAATTGCACTAATGCTTTTACTAACACCACCGACCAAAGCCGCGATAGTAAGTTGATTAGCATTGTCTCTGGTGATGGTCATGTTACCACCTGCCACCAGTGCTATGTCTTTGTTGTTTGAATTTACATCAGACAGTCTTATGCTTGTTGTTGATACTGGAACGTTTAAATCGTAATCAACATCTATCTTAAATGAATCCGTAGATGCGTTAGCCCCTGTAAAAGCTACGCCGTTACCTCTGCTGATATTCAAGCTATCAGTTACACTATCACCTTCAAGTGTAGCTTCTAGTGTTGTACCATCTGTCGAGTACAACTTAATATATCTAAAAAAATCGTAAAATGCTGTCATTTCGTATCATGTCCTAACTTATACTGTATTTATTAAATAATGTATCATGCTAGTAATAGGTAACGGAGAAAGTAGGCTAGGCCTAAATATAGACGGATATCAACGTACAAAAGTGGGCTGTAATGCAATATATAGAGATCACCATGTACATCACTTGATATGCTGTGATAAACGTATGGTTCTTGAAGCACAGGAGAACGACTACAAGGGTACTTTATATACTAGATCTAATTGGGTTGATGAGTTCAAGGGTGTTGAAACTGTACCACACCTGCCTTACAAAGGAGATGCTCGTCCTGACGATCCGTGGCATTGGGGAAGTGGACCTTATGCAGTATTATTAGCTTCAAGATTATGTTACGAATTTAAACAGCCCGTTCATTTAATTGGATTTGATGTTGAACTAGGCGAAACAGTAAACAACATATACGCAGGAACCAAAAACTATGCTGAACAAGGTAGCCGTGCTATAGATCCTAGTTATTGGATATATCAAATGAACAAGGTATTTGAACATTCAAAAGATGTACAGTTCATTTATTACAATAACACGCCATGGCCTAAGATAATTAATAATGTAGCAAACAAAAGGACAGAAGAATTCAATGCAATATGAAGCTAGACACTATCCAGCTTTTCCATCGTTGGTATCAAGTTTTGATCTAAAAGACCATCCATGTGAGAAGACTGTTATCGATATGATCAATACCTGGGAAAGAACAGGTGATCACGTTTTGGTACATGAAGGGCAAAGCAGTTACATCACAGGTGATGAGATGTTCTTAAATGACAAACGTTTAACTGACCTTTGGAAAACAATACAGGAATGTTGCGATACATATTGTAACGAGTCTGGCATTGACTACACACTTATTTCAACAAGTTGGTTTAATACACTATACGAAAAAGGATCTGTTACTGCACATAGACACGAACGAAGTGTTATCAGTGGAGCATATTATCCTAAGGTAGATGACAACAGTTCGCCTATCATATTTGAAAGTCCGCTACAACCATACTTCATGAATATGAATAACATTAGACAAACACAATACAACACTTATCAATTAGACTTCCAACCACAAAATGGTTTGCTAGTTTTATTTCCTAGCTGGATGCGACATAGTGTTCCTGCAAACCCAACAGAAAAAAGATTTACAATTAGTTTTAACACAATAAGACGAGATGATAGAGAGCATTTCCAAACAATAAGAGATTACAGAGTAGAGCCACATGAAAGTACAGATTCCTGATCAGGAGTTTAGGAAAGCAGAATATAGAATCTTTCCAACACTGATACAAGTACACCAATTAGATTTTGACACGGTACGAACGTACACCAGTGTGGTGAACGCATTCTTAGATGATTGCGATATGGACACTTGGCCAGACGACATAGGCAAAGGAACTACCAGCAGTAGACAGGTAATGAATCTATTACACCTAAATGAATTTGCAAATCTTAAAAACTTGATTGATGAACGTTTAACCGAATACTGTGATGACGCAGGACTAGGACCTGTGGAAATAGGAAAGAGTTGGGTTAACCAACAAGTACAGGAAGGTTATGTTGCCAGTCATAGACACGAACTATCCATTGTAAGTGGAGCATACTATCCAATGGTAGATGAAGGTAGTGGATCGTTTGTTGTGGAAAGTCCAATCAGAACACCACGCATGGCAGAGATACACAATAAGACAACAGACTTTACTGCAAACAAAATGGAATTTGAACCAAAAAGCGGAATGCTAATACTATTCCCTAGTTGGTTATACCATTATAGCTTACCAAACAAAACGGCAAACCGTGTTACGATTAGTTTCAATACTTTTCATAAAAACAGTTGACTTTTTGTTTAAAAGGTTATATAATTATAACATGAGGACTTTAACAACGTCGACCCTCTTTAAATACTCCGCCGTTATAACTGGAGAGAAATATGAGTAAACATTATAGTACAAAACATTACGGACACAACATTGGGTTGAGTGCAGTCTTTAGACAACCAAACGCAGATCATTCACATTGTCATTTGCTACATGGATATAGCCTAGCATTTACATTTACTTTTGGTTGTGATAAATTAGATAACAAAAACTGGGCAGTGGACTTTGGAGGACTTAAACCTTTGAAGGCTTGGTTAGAAGATAGCTTTGATCATAAACTAGCATTAGACAATGCAGATCCACACATAGACGAATTCAAAAGATTAGAAGATTTGGGTTTAGCAGAACTTAGATTTTTTGATGGCGTTGGTGCAGAGAAGTTTGCCGAACACGCCTTTAACTTCGCAGACAAACTTATTAGAGAAGCAACAGACAATAGATGCTACGTTGTAAAAGTTGAGTGTGCAGAACATGGAGCCAATAGTGCAATTTACGAAGGATAGAAGAAACTTCTGGGCAGAGCTTAACCAAACTAGATCAGGTGGTAAACCTAAGGTTTGGAGGGAAGTGTTTCCTGAAGCAACTAACATAGATTTTCATACACTACTACAAGCTAATCAATACCTCTCAACCATAACCAATGAGGATAAGATATTAAAAGGAACTGCACACCTACCAGGTGTTGAAACAGATCCAGTAATCAAACCTTATCATATTGAGTACATGGAAAATTATCAAAGGATTGATACAGAAACATTGTTCAATGCAAGTTTGTTCTTTAGCTTCAGTGACGGACATCATAGTGTTCATATGCACAGAGATTACGAATCAGTATTATTGATCCAAGGTTACGGTGACGTTACATTTATTACTGCTAACGAAGACAACTCCAAGAAGGAAGTGTTTACGTTAGGTACAGGTGATGCAATATTCATTCCTAGACTGTACGGTCATAAATCAGTTCCTATGGGACCAAGAGTAACATTGAGCTTAGGTGCTAATCCACGTAAGGCAATGAGTACTAATCCTAACTTTATGAACCAACCAGTAAACAGTTCACAACCATATAATTAAGGGAGGGGCTGAGCCCATGAATTATGTACTATGTCTCAAGCACGGTGACAAATACGGTCCAGAGTACGTAAACATACTTTACAGTATGGTCAAGAGACATACTTCAATCCCTATTGAGTTTATATGTTTTACAGAAAAGCCACAGGGCATTGATCCAGGCGTACAGATAAGACCAATTCCATTACACCCACAGATTAAAGGTTGGTGGTACAAGCCGATGTTCTTTAATCCAGGACTTAACTTTAGTGGTCCTGCTTTGTACATGGACTTGGATATCATTATCTTTAGAAACATCGACAACTTATTTTCTTACAAGCCAGGCGAGTTCTGTGTTATTAGAGATTTCAACAGAGCTATACAGTCTAACTGGGATCGAATGAACTCTAGTATCTTTAGATTGAACCCAGGACAACACAAGGTAGTATATGAAAGATTTATGCAGGATCCAGAGTATCATGCAAAACGTTATCATGGAGACCAGGATTGGTTGTATGCTAACGTAAAATCACAGTTTAACTTTTGGCCAGACGAATGGATACAAAGTTATAAATGGGAAATGAGAGGCAGACCAGAAATGAATAGAACCAGTGGCAGAAGAAACTTTGCCATGAAAGGTGAGCCTACCATTCTACCAGAGACAAGTATTGCAGTATTTCACGGTGATCCAAATCCAAAAGATTGTGTGGACGATTGGTGTCGTGAGAATTGGCGATAAACTGCTTGACTTTAACCAAAAAATCTAATATAATATGACTATGAAAAAACTTTTAAAAACTAAGACATTTCGCATATTCATATATGTACTCATAGCTTTATTAGGTATGTTTACAACATACGTTTATGGAACTTTCAAGCCTAACTATATTACACTAGATAAACTAAAAGCAAAGTATGAAAAAGCTCTTATACAAGAGTGGAACAGTTACGGCTTTATTGAACCTAGCATAGAATACAATACGGATTTACAGTTTGTAAAAGCAGTTGGCAGATGTATAGACTTTCTTAATTTACATCTAGAGCCTGAGAAAAGAATTCACAGAGATATCATTATAGCAATGGCTGTATTAGAAACAGGTTACGGTACTAGTAGGTTTGCCAAAGAGGCAAACAATCTATTTGGTATTAGAACATGGGATAAGAATACACCACAACTAAAAGCAAAAGAAAATCAAAATGCAGTTTGGGGTGTTAAGAAATACAAGACCAAATGCTTGTCTGTAAAAAACATGATTGACATTATTAACTCACTTCATGTTTACGAAGACTTTAGAATTGAAAGAGCAAGTCAACTGGAGTCAGGTAAGATTGATATTGACTCACAGATTGATCACTTGCACAAATGGAGCACCAATCCAGACTATACTAAATTAGTTAAAAACAGAGCTAAAAAAGTTCACACACAATTAGAAGCAAAAGAAGTTGACATTAAAGCAGAAAAGTAGTATAATAGTATTATGTTAGAACGTATAGGTTTTGCCTGCAAATATATGCACCCGGATCAGACGCAGAAGAAGAAACTGCTAGAAGAGATCCAGCGACCCTTTAACACTCGTAGCACAACCGTACAATGGTTGAATAGGCAGACACGAGATGTAGCAGAACAACGGCTATGGGATATCATGGTGCATAACATACAAAGTTTCCATAACTTGATAGAATACGTTGGCGGTTTACGAGATGAGTTGCGAATGGTTCGACTAGGTAGTGATGTACTTCCTGTTTATACACAGGCAGATTGGTCTTACTACTGGAAGAAGCCAGACGTGATTGCATACTGTGAAACACACTTTGCCAAGGTAGGTGAACTTGCAAGAAAGCTAGATGTTAGACTTTCCATGCACCCAGGACAATTTACTGTCCTTGCTAGTGATAGCCCAGATATAGTAAATAGAAGTATAGAGGAGTTTGAATATCATGTTGATTGCATCAGATGGATGGGCTACGGCCAACAATTCCAGGACTTCAAGTGCAACGTCCATATATCCGGTCGCCAAGGTCCAGCCGGTATCCAACGAGTCCTCCCAAGATTATCTCAAGAGGCGCGAAATACGATTACGATCGAGAACGACGAAATGTCGTGGGGCATCGAAGCAAGCCTCGAACTTGAAAAGGATCTCGCTCTCGTACTTGACATACACCATCACTGGGTCCGCACAGGTGAATACATACACCCCACCGACGATAGATATCTACGCATAGTAGACAGTTGGCGTGGCGTTCGCCCTGTTATACACTATTCTGTATCACGTGAAGATCTACTTGTAGGTCATGATCCAGATGTGTTACCCAACATGGACGAACTGCTAGAACAAGGATTCAAGAAAGCTAAACTACGTGCCCACAGTGATATGATGTGGAATCATGCAGTTAACGACTGGGCATTGACATTTAGACCCACAGCCGATATCATGGTAGAATCCAAACATAAGAATTTGGCTAACTCCACACTACTAGAATCAGCATCTGTTTCAAGCTAAATATTAGCATGATAATAATGGAAGTTACAGAAAAAGAACAATCTTTGGTACTTGAAAAACTACCTTACGATATGGGCGATCTGTCTCCAGTACTATCTAAAGACAATGTAGACTATCATTACAATGTCCTGTCAAAAGGATATGTTGATAGATACAATGCAGGTGAAGGAGATCCTGACTTTAATTATGGTGGTGCTAAACTACATAATTTATGGTGGACGCAATTGAAGAAGCCAGCAGGATCAAACACACCATCAGGTTCAATTTTAGAACTTATCAAAGACAAATACAGTGATTATAAAAAGTTCCAAGAAGAGCTTGTGAAAACAGCTATGGGCATTCAGGGATCAGGTTGGGTATACCTTTCTAAAAAAGGCGAACTTAAAACAACACCTAATCAATCCTATAAGAAAGATATACTGATGCCAATAGATATGTGGGAACATTCTTTTTCAGACTATACCACAGAAGGTAAGGAATGTAAAAAGAAGTATCTTACGAGTGTAATGAAAATAATCAATTGGGAAGTTATTAACAATAGATTACAATAAGGAGAAACATTATGATCAATCCAATAGACTGGATCAAAAGTAGATTAGACGAAAGAACATCATGGGACGGTGCTATGCTTATAGCCATTGGTGTTATTATCTTAATTGCAGGACCATTTGCTAAAATTGCCGCCTACGGTGCAATTGGCTATGGTGCTTGGACTCTTTGGAAAAGAGAAAACTAATCCAAATTCAATATCAGATACGGTTGTTATAATTTACTAATATCAATCGTATCTGAATCTATTCTTAAATTTAATTTTTTACGTTGTTCAACACCCTTTTTCTGTGCGAATCTTTTAGGATCACATTTTGGACAAACATGAGCATACTCATCAGATAGCCTTTTAGGGTCTACTTTACCCTTGTCCCTTATAAACTCTTCAGCACAATCATCGCATTTAAATATGACCAACGTTTTTTTACGTTTGTATGTATGGTGTTGACCCTTCTTGCCCTTGCGTAAGAAGTATTGTATTTTGCGTTCAGTTCTTAAAAACATAACAACAATATTTATAAGATTACATTCGGATTGTACAGGTCTGGATAAATAACATAAAGAGGAACAAGATGTCAATAGTGAATCTAACAGATAACGCAAAGGAACATATGGTTACAATGCTAAAAGAACACGATAAGCCGGCTATTAGACTAGCTTTAAAAGGTGGTGGCTGTGCAGGTTTCAAATACGAATGGTCTTTAGAAGATACAGCAGACAAAGACGATGAAGTAGTTGACTTAGACAACGGTAAGTTTTTAATCGATGCTTCAAGTGTAATGTATCTAATAGGTGCTACAGTAGACTATAAAAAAGAAGTGTTCGGAGCATATTTTGATATTAAAAGCCCAGGTGCAACATCAAGTTGCGGTTGTGGCGAATCAGTAGGATTTTAAAGAATGGCAAAACAAAATATAAACATTGGTGTAGAAGGTAACGACGGTACTGGTGATAGTATAAGAGAGTCGTTTCGTAAAGCAAATGAAAACTTTACAGAACTCTATGCAGTATTTGGACAAGGTGGATCGATATCATTTAGATCATTAAGTGATGTTCCAGATACACTAGCGGCCAACAGCATTCCACAAGCCAATGCGGCAGGTGATGCCATTGACATGAAGGCACTTTTAGGTGGAACAGGTATTACTGTTACACAAAGTCCAACTGCAATTACAATTACAAACAGTGGATCAGTAGTAAGCACAGATGGTATACCAAGTTTAGGTGGACCACTTAATGCGGCCAACCAAGGTATTGCTAATCCAAACATTTCAACTGCGGCCATTAACGCATTAAACTCCGCACATGGTACAAGTTTTACAATAGATGACCTTGTTATTACAAAAGGTTTTGCAGATGCAAGATACTTAACTTCAACAGGTTCTCCAGGAGCGGCAGGACAGATTAGAGTTAGAACTGAACCTGCAGATGCATCAGGTTACACATTTACTATTGCAAGTTATTCAAATGGTAACATCATAACTTCAGCGGCACACGGATTTACAACTACTTCAAATGGTATTGCATACAGATACAAATCAACAGGTACAGATGCAACTAACCTTGTAGAAGGAACAACTTACTATCTAAGATTTGTAAGTGCTACAGAATTATCAATTCATGCTACAAAAGAAGAAGCACAGAATAATGATGATGGAACAAGAACAAGGATTGTAGCTTCAGCAGGATCTGGCACACAAACAATGACAGATGCTGACTTTGATGCTACGTTGGCAGGTTATTGGATTACATCAGAGGCAATGCCAAGAGAGTCTGTAACAAGACGCCAAGGTGACGAAATGACAGGTCCGTTGTACCTAAGTGATCACCCAGGATCTTTTGCAGGTGCAGGACAACCAAACGGAATTACAGATAGACAAGCGGCTACGAAATACTACGTAGACAATTCAGCTTATGCTTCAGCTACAAACTTATATGTTAGCATGAAGGGTGACGACACAATGGCTAACGTGCCAGTTGGTAGTGAAGGTAGAGCTTGGAACTATGCTTACAGATCAGTAGCGGCCGCGGCGGCAAAGGCAGAAGAAGTTATTGTAACATCTCCTTTAAACGTAGGTCCATACAAACAAACAATTACATATAACAGTGGTGCAAGTAACTCAACAGTAGCAACAACTGGTGTAACTTCGTCAAGTGGTTATGAAGAAATTAAAGTTTTAACAGATGCAAACTTAAGATTCATTAGAGAAGAAACTATTGCATTCTTGAATGTAACTTATCCTAATTACTTGTTTGATAGATCTCAGTGTAGAAACGATTTAGGTTTAATTGCAAACGGTATCATACTTGATATGTTAGATGGTACAACTGCTAACTATCACAGTAGAAATGCAGGTTTAAGGTACTACAGTACAGCAAGTGGACAAAAGGCAAGACAGTCGCAAAGAGTAGAAACACTAGCGGCGATTACATTTGCTAAGGCTCTACACGCAAAAGTAATTACAAACACAACTGAAACAACTTTATACCAAGGAAAATTTGCAGTTAGACAGATTGGCTTAGGTGCAAACACTTTAAGTATTAACGCAGGTAGTAACGAATACGTTCACACTTATGTTAGTGGTGGTACAGTAACATTTGATGGTCAAACACATAACGTTACAGGTTCAACATACGATAACATAAATGGTATCATTACAATTACAACTGCTACACCACATGGTGCAGTAGCAAATGATATTATTACAGTAGCAAACATAACTTGGAACTGTTCATTAGGTGACAAGGTATATCCAGATATTGCAACACAAACTATTGACAACGCACAGGTTGTTGATCTAGTAGGACAAACTGCTACTGCGGCCAAATGGGATATTGTTTCAACAATCATTACAGGACCAACTATTGCAAGTGCTCCACAACTTGTTGAAGGTAGCACATGGTCAATTACAATTTCAAATGGTAGCATTGGATATGTTGATCAAAACATATCAAGCAACCAAGACTTGATTCCAGGTAAACTTGTTGTAGGTAAAACTTCAGGTGCTGTTGGTAGACTTGTTAAGATCACAGCAGGCGGAACACACGATACATTAGAATTAGAACTACTAGAACCAAAGACTTACACAGTAGGTGAAGAACTAGAATACGGTAACAAAGAGTCAGTTAAAAACATTACCATACACGTTGAATCAGGAACATACACTGAGCAGTTTCCTATTAGAGTTTCAAACGGTGTATCAATTAAAGGTGATGAATTTAGACGTGTTATCATTCAACCAAAAGATGAAACATCAACTTCAATTTGGCGTAACCAGTATTTCTACAGAGAGCCAGAGTTTGATGGAATTGATTTAAAAACATCTAACAATCCATACGCATACACTTTATTATCTGCTAACAAAGAATATGTTAAAGATGAAACCATTGCATGGATCGAAGCACAGGTTGCCGGCGCCGCTGGTATATGGAATGGCTTTACATACGACAAAAAGAAATGTGAAAGAGATACAGGAATTATTTTAGATGGTATTTTATACGATCTTAAATGGGGTGGTAACGAAAAGACTTATGACAATGCAGGCAAGTACTACGTAGGAGCAGTTTCGCAGGTAGGTGGACAAGAAGCTCAAACTGCCGCGGCATTGGCACAAACAAGTACTATTGTTAGAGATTACATTTTAACAAACACAGCTTACACTTCTTTACAAACAGTAACAACACAGACTACCAACAGTAACAATGGTGAAGCAGTTGCTATTACAAAAGTAAACACTTTAATGACATTGATTGGTAATGTTATTACAACAGGACTAACAGCATTAGGAACACTAGAGTCAACTAGTTATGGTTATCATTACCTAACTGATCACACAAACATCAACAGTACTGCTAAAAACAACAAAGACATGGACGTCTTCTTAATGAATGACGCAACCATTATTAGAAACGTAAGTGTTAGAGGACATGGTGGATTTATGATGGTACTAGATCCAGAAGGATCAGTATTAACCAAGTCACCATATGCACAAACCAATACAAGTTTCTCACAAAGCATTAACAAGAAAAGATTTGCTGGTGGTATGTTTATTGATGGTTTTGTAGGAAACCTAAGAACAGTAATCAACAGCACAACTGACGCATACACACTAAACGTACAAAGTAACGTAGGCGAAGGACTAAGAATTAAACGTCCACAGGTACCATGTCCATTCTATGTTGACGGTGTTAGATATCAGGTTAACGCAGTTACAAATTATGATCAAGCAAATGGTAGTGCTACACTATTATTAGATCCAACATCAGGTGCTGGTACAGGATACTCAGGACCTACACCATTAACAATTACAATGCAAACTTCTGGTAACAGAAGTATGTTAGCAAACGACTTTACACAGGTTAACGATTTAGGTTATGGTACTGTTGCAATTAATACAGCATTATCAGAACTTGTATCACAATTTACATACTACAATGAAGTGGCTTACTACGCAGGAACAGGATCAGAGATTAGATCACTTAACGGTTCCAATGCTTATGGTAACTACGGACTAGTATCGTCAGGATCAGATCCAAACGAGATCGCAGACATTATATCATTGAATGACAACATGGTACAGACTTGTAAGGTCTTTGATGATGGTGGTGCAACATTTGACCACCCTGTGGATCAGTTATTCATATTTGCTTATGACTTTGAATACATTCCATTAACAGGATCAGAACTTGAGATTGATCACGGTGGTACACTTGGTACAACTAGATACGAAGTTACAACTGTACAATCTGTAACACAACCTGGATCACCTCCAACTGGAGCAAGAAGCAATACAGTTTACAAATTAAACTTGGCAACCACTGGTGCTAATACTACAAGTCAAACAGGACTTAAAGCGGCATTAAGTAATGGTCAGAAAATGATGGTTAGATCAAGTACACAGTTTGAATTCTCAGGTGTACAAGCAACTACAACAAGACCAAGTTCAGCTTTAATATTTGATGAGTCAGACGCAGTTTACAGAACACTAGCATTTAACACAACAGACAGTTTAGGTACAGTACTAGCGGCAGGTGAAAGACAAGTAGCATTTGATGGTCCATATGATTATATCAAACTAGTTATTGATAACACCAACGCCGCACTAACAACCTTTGCTGGTGCAGGTGGAACTACAATGGGTAACACAGCAGGTGACGATGTCATTGCTGTTGTAACTATTACATCACCAGAACAAAAGGATAGACTTAACTCCGGTGACATGATATTTGTTTGGGATGGTAAGACACACCAAATCACAGGATACACACAAAGATCAGGATTTGGTACTATTGCAATCACAGACGTTGCTGGTAAAGAAATTAACACATCTAGCTTGGTTACAGGTATCCATAGCACGATGGTTAACACACAATCGGTTGTAACATTAAGAGCTGGTTTAGCCGCAAGTGAAGGTGCTAACATTACAGTTAACATTTCAACTTGTAGAGCAACAGGACATGACTTCCTAGACATTGGTACAGGTGGATTTAATACTTCCAACTATCCAAACTCAACGTTTGGTGCACCAACACAAACAAAAGATCAAAACAAAGAAACTGACGAAAGAGATAAAGGTAGAGTATTCTATGTAAGTACTGACCAAGATGGATTCTTTAGAGTTGGTAAGTTCTTTACAGTTGATCAAGGAACTGGTACTGTTACATTCTCAGCAAGTATTGCCTTAAGTAACTTAGATGGTATTGGATTTAAACGTGGTGTTGTTGTTGGCGAATTTAGTGCAGACGATACAATGTTTGATAATGCCACTGACGCGGCTCCAACAGAGTCAGCAGTTAGAGGTTACGTTAACAAGAGATTAGGTTTCGACCATGCCGGTAATGCTCTTGCAACTGGAACAATAGGACCAGGAGCAATAGCAAGAGACGGTTCAACTGGTGCAACTGGTGATATACCATTAGGTGGTAACAAGATTACTAACCTAAGTGATCCTGTAAGTGGCAGTGATGCGGCAACCAAATCATATGTTGATAGCTTAATACAAGCTGGTGATACTATTCCAGAGAACATTGATGTTGAAACTAAAAACATTAATGGACAACAATTATTCTTAACAACTGGCAAGTACAGAATGTACACAGCCGTTGCAACTGGTGGTAACTTTGTTGCAGGACAAACAATTACAGGAAGTAATTCAGGTGCAACAGGTACGTTGGTTGAAGTTCGAAACGTTACACGTAACGCAGTAGCAGAGAACTTACTAATTTACACAGTGGCAACAGGGGCATTTACTTTAGCTGATATAGTTGGTGCGGCAAGTAACACAATTACTGCACAGGCTAAAACAGTTCCAAGTATGGAATATGCTAACGCAGTTGAACACGTAGATTCAGACATCAACGTTGTTGTTGAAAGAACAGCAAGTGACATTACAGCAGAATTAAAAATTGCACCAGACAGCATTGTAAACGCAGACGTTAATACAAATGCCGCGATAGCACAAAGTAAATTAAACTTAAATGCGGCAACTACAAGATCAAGTGCAACAGGAATTACACAAAATGATTTAGGTGTCGTAAGTTTAGACAGCGGTATATTTACAGCAACTAACGGTTGGACAACTATTGAACATGGTGCATTAGACTATAGAAAATTAATTAACATAGCAGACGGAACAGTACTAGGTAGAGCCGCAGGTGATTCTAGTTCAGGTGATGTTGCTGAAGTACCATTTGCAACTATCATTGCAGAAGGTGGTGGTGTTATTGAAACAGTTTCAACAACAGGTGCCGCGAATGCTCTAGTTAAAACAGATGCAACAGGTAACGCAACTGTACAAGGATTGAAAGTTGACAGTAACTTAATTATTGATACATCAGGAACTACAGTAGAATTTACTACACCAGGTGGTGCTCAGTTTATGAGTTCAGCTGGTACTACAACTCCAACTGTAGCATTTCCAGGAAGTATTAACATTGGTAACACAGGTGTTACACAAGGTTCATTCCAAACAAACTCTGCATTGGCAGGTGAAAGTAGATTAGCAGTTGATTGGATACACAGTTCATTTATTGAAGCACCAGGTGAACTTGATGCAAACTCAACAGGTATTGGTATTGGTGCTAACACAGGTTATAGTGCGGCAGGACAAATTGCATTTGTGGCTGATGGAGCAACTGTAGGTGTCGCAACATCAACAGCTATAGAACCAGGCATAGACAATACTTATATGTTAGGTTCTTCTTCGAAGAAATGGAATACAATTTATGCAACAACATTTAGTGGTACTGCTACACAGGCTCAGTATGCTGACTTGGCAGAGAACTATGTTGCTGATGCAGACTATGAAGTTGGTACAGTTTTAATATTTGGTGGAGAAGAAGAAGTAACACAAAATACAATGCACAAGGATACAAGAATAGCAGGAGTTGTTTCAGAGAATCCAGCTTACTTGATGAACTCACATTTGATTCACAAGTTTGCTACTCCGGTTGCATTACAAGGTAGAGTAAAAGTTAAGGTGGCAGGTTTAATACACAAAGGTGATATGTTGGTAGCTTCAAGTGTACCAGGACACGCATCAAAAGGTATTGATCCAAAGGTAGGTTCAGTGATTGGTAAAGCATTACAAGAACATACAGAACCAGGACATGGCGTAATTGAAATGGTAGTAGGTAGAGTATAATGGCACAACAAAATATAAACATAGGTTCAAGTGCAAACAAAGGTGATGGAGATCCGATAAGAACAGCCTTTAGTAAAGCAGAGAACAACTTTACAGATTTATATACTAGAATTATTACAGTAGAAGCACAGTCTGGTGTTACTAATCCAGGTGGTTCTACAATACAACAAAGCATCATTGGAGATGTTATAGGTAATGATTCAACTATAATTGTTAATCATGCTACAAGCACAATTACTGCAAATAGTATTACAGGTGACCTAAAAGGATCTGTTGTAGCAGACGATTCAACTGTATTAATAGACGGACAAGCAGGAACTATTAGTGCTGGAGCATTAACAGGTACACTTCCGGCAATAGACGGATCTTCTTTAACGAA